ACAGACTTTACTGCTGAGTATAAACTTACAGAAGATAACTATAGAAATGCTCTATCTCGTAACCAAGACATCAGAACAGTACAAGGTGATTCAGTTCTTGTTGATCCTTTAGAGGCACTTAATAACGCAGCAAATCGTATTTCTAGAACTGCAGCTTACAGTCAATTTGATAAAGCATTTAAAGAAGCTTATGTAAGAGACTTCAAACCTGTACTACGAGGTGGTGAATTCCCTACATCTTTAGATGATATTAGTATTGCTGGTAAAGAAGCTGCACCTGAACTAAGAACTATGGTTAAAGATGCTCAAATGGTATGGAATCGTCATACTCATTTCCAAAATAGAGCAGCAGGTTCAGTAGATAGATTCATGCAAAACTCTTTACATGGTCTAGCAGATGTATTTGAAAAGGTTAAATTTAAAGCAGGATCAGATTTAGCTAGAAGAACTGGTGATCTTGGTGCTTATCCTATTACTGGATTCCCTAAGAAACTAGCTTCATTGGCATTGATTACTTATCAATTCCCATTACGTCACATGGTTATCCAACCTATGATGTTCTATGAGCAATCTATTGTCTTCCCAAGTACGTTTAAACAGACTATGAAGAAGACTCCTATTGCTGTGATGGAGTTACTCAGTGGTCATCCTACATTAAGAGAACATGGTACTAGACTTAAAGAGTTCTTAACTAAAGAAGAACGAGTAGAGTTTGATAAAGAGATTAAAGCTTTAAGAAGTATTGGTGTTTTAGAATCTATTGACCAAAACTTAGCTGTAATGGAAGTACTTAAAGGTAAGACAGTATCCTTAGCTGAAAGATCTACTTTAACTGGTAAAGCATTTGGTGCTCTTAAAGATGTAGGCACAGCTACTACCAATGTATTTAATCGTTATGGCTTTACAGCAGGTGAATTAACTAATAGAGTAGGTCTATTCTTACAAACTAAAGAAAGATGGAAAGCTGCTCATCCTGGTGAAAGATGGGATACACCACAAAATATCCAAACAATAGCGTTTGAATCTTGGAAACAGTCAGGTGCGATGACATCTTCAGGTGCATTAGCATTCCAAAGATTACCTTTACTTGGCTTTGTAACACAATTCCAAGCAATTAATCTTAAAGGTTTTATGAACCTTATTCAAGATAATGCTACTAATTTAAGCAAAGTAGATAGAGTTAAACTTACTGCAGCTAGAATGTTAATCCATGGTGTAGAATATGGAGTTCCTCTTGGTGGTGGTAAACTCTTATATGATTACTTTATAAGCAGTGAAGATGAAAGTATTGTAGAAAATGCAGAACTTTTAAGAAGAGGTGCTCTTGACATTATTACTAATGATGTAATGCAATTAATTACACAAGGTGAGACTGATTTCTCATTAAGTGAAAGTTCATCTATCAATGCAACTAACTTTTTTGCTGATATTCTAAAAGAACAAATTAACTTCTATAGATTCGTAACAGGTGATCCTAGAGTACAGAAACCTAATATTCCATCTGTCTCTGTAGCTATCAGAGCTTATGAAAGATTCCAAACTGCAGCTGATATATTTGCATATAATGAAGTGACTGGTGATTCTTTCTTAAAGAGTATTGGTGAGATAGCTCAGATTACTTCAGCTGGTAATAACTTTACCAAAGCTATGACTGCTCTAGCTGGTGAAGAACTTATCACCAAGAATGGTTATAATAAGGATTTAAAACTTACAACTGGTGAAGCGATTGCTCAGATGGCTGGCTTTAAGACTAGACGAGAACTAGATCAATGGAAGATTGAAGAACTCAAGATGACCAGAGAACAAAGAATTACTGAAGCTATTGATGGCTTTGATAAGGAAATTATCCATGTTCTAAAGAATGAACCTTCACCTGAAAAGTTCTTTGGTATCATTAATATGCAAATTAGTGCGATGGAAAAAACAGGTAAGTTCTCTCCTGGTGAGATGGATCGTATTGTTAAAGGTATTATGGAAAGAGATAGACGTAGATTCGATTCAGATAAGACAACAAGCTTAATTAATTATATAATGAATACGGATGCTATGGATGCAGATATGAGAAACATTATCAATCGCTTCTCTGCTTCTGGAGATCCAGTAGTTAAAGACTTAGTAAAAAGAATTAAAGAAAATAGTAAACCACAACAAGATATATTTAAGGAATAATTATGGCAAAAGCACCTGACTTTCAACAAATCATGCAAGAGTATAACGTAAAACCTTACGTTGCTGAACCTATTATAAATAAAGCTCCTGGCTTACGAGCAGGTGCTGAACTAGGAGCTATTGCTGATATAGGAGGAACAATCATTAGAGGTGTTCAAGCTTATGATAAAGCTAAAACTCTTGAAGGTGTAACACAACAAGTTAATGATATTGTTAATGAACAACAACAAAGAAGTCTTGGTGGTGTAGCTTCTCTTGAAAAAGATGTTGTGGGTACTCAAGCTCAAATGGAACAAGTTAAGAAAATGGCTGGATATGATGAGACCTATCCAATCATGCTTAATCAGCAATTAAGTAAAGATGTTGCAGGTATTCAGAATGTACTTACTGATAAAGCTGATCGTTTAGTAAGAGCTAAAAACCAAGGAGTCATGACTGAGTTTGAACTTAAAGAAAGACTTTCTAAAATTACTCGTGAAGCTTTAGCGGCTAATCCAGCTTATGCTCGTGAGATTGCTTCTCATGTAGCTACTATTGCTGAAGTTAATAACTTATCTGCTAGAGTAAGTCAAGATGTTAATATTATTAAACAACAACAATCTTCTTTCGATGCTCAAGTTAAACAACTTGAAACTCAAGCTCTTCAAAATGAAGTAAATATTTATAGTCCTAAGTATCAGAATCCAGATGGGTCTAGAAACTATGACAAAATTGCTCAAGATACAGGTGAAAAGATAGAGAAGAAAGCTTTATTTAATGCTGTTGACCAATCAGTTAAAACTAATCAAGCTATCTCTAATCTTAATGCTCAACAAGTATCTGATTCAGGTCTTCATTATAAAGTTACAGATGCTGTGACTGACAATATTAATTCTCAGTTTGATAAGATTCTTAAAGATCCTAATATTAAAGATAAAAATATGGCATTTACACAAGTAGCTAACAACGCTACAATTTTAGCTAGAAGAGCATTTGTTATTAACAATGTAAATCCTGATGATCCTAGAATTAAACCAGCTCTAGACTTATTTGATAGTCAATTAAAACTTATTCAAGAGACTTATAGTAAACAAGCTAATGGTACCTATACAGCTGAACAAGCTAAAAATAGACTTGATACTCTAGTTAATACTAAGAAGTATGAAGCTTATACTAAGATGCCATCACTTATTGAATTAGATTTGACTGCTGGTATTCTTGATAAGATGTCAGATAGAAATAGAGCTAAATACCAAGTAGAGTTTGATAATAAAATCAAATCAATTTTAGATATTCCGCCACAAGCTATTGGAACTGATTATGATAAATCAGATGCTGCCTTTAGCACTAAAGCAGGTGGAAAAGATACTGTTGCTAAGACATTACTCGATGCAAATATCAATAAAATTGCTACTGAAAAACAAGGAGGTACTGAACTAGAAACTACCCTATCTAAATATATAGCCAAATTGGATACTAATCCAGCTACTGGCAAACAAATTACACAAGACTTAATCAGGTCTTTAGCTAATCCACAGTTTAAACAAGCTGTCTCTGAAATAAAAGACCCAGCTATTTTATCAGGATTACAAAGACATATCTCTGACTATGTACCATTATTGAATAACGCAGTTAATCAGTTTAGGATTACCAATCCAGGTAATTTAAACGTGACATTTAATGATAAAGATGGTACTATTGTCGTTACTGGTACTGACCAAGATGCACGATCAGTTAATCAGTTTAACGCACAAACTGTAAGGAGTATCAATGAAACATTTACTGCTTTCTATAATACTAGCGGTCTTTCTTTATCCGAGGCTAGGGTACAATTCTACGGAAAGTTACCATCACTCGTACCTACAGGATCTTTGGATAAAAAAACCTCTGAGTCTACAGTAAAAGGGGCATCTGTAGACTTAGTTATCCCCAAGTTAGCTCAAGTTGAGTCTGGCAATAAACATACCGATGACCAAGGTAAGCTTGTTAAGTCACCTACTGGAGCATTAGGTAAGTATCAAATCCTTCCATCCACAGCTAAAGATCCAGGTTTCGACATCAAACCTATTCCTGATTTAGCTAAAGCACCAGAAGCTGAGCATAAACGCTTTGCTACTGATTACTTATCAGCTATGTTAAAAGAGTTTGGTGGAGATATGGAGAAAGCTTTAGCAGCTTATAATGCAGGACCTGCAGTTGTAAGAAATGCTATTGATATTGATCCGATCAACTGGAAGCAACATATTACAGCTGAAGCTAAAACTTATATCAATAAATTCGCATCCCTATAAAAAAATAAGGCTATAACAAACAACTCTAATCAGGGAGAGGCAGCCCTAATAGAATTCTTACGTCTGCTATAGCCTTAAGGGACGATTAAACTACTTTGATTATCATCACAGGTAGGTTCTTCTTTTGAGTATACTTGATACCATATTCAGTACCTTTACTCTTACCATCCCATATTACCAGAACCTTATCTGCATTGTCAATCATTTGTTTATTTCTAATGAAGAAATATTTACTACTAAACTCTACCGTTTGATCTATTAAATGATACGGTAAAAACTCTACAAAGTCAAATCCATTTGCTTCTGCATACTTCTTTGACAATTGATCTACACCTTTAGCACCACCTGATATAAACGTAGGCTTGCCATTGGTTTGTTCTTTTACGAATCTATCTATAATAGGAAAGACAACTTCTGCTTTGTCAACACTACGGCTTCCTATGATACATACCTTCATACTTGAGGTTTCTCTTTACAGAATTGTAATCTTACAATAAAAAGATCTAAAAGTAAATAGTGGTAATCACTATCTTCTACAATCTCAAAACCTACATTTACACCACAGATTAACTCAGCACCGATTATCATATTATCTCCTAGATTTCACAAGTTCCACCAGTACAAGCTAATGTCTGTGCACCTGTAGTATTATCTTCTTCTTCTTTAAAATTTTCCCAATCAATAACTTTAGGAGTCTTTGCAAGAAGCTCTTCGTATTGCTCTTTAGTACAATCTTCGTAAGGAGCTTGTTGATATGTATGATTAGAGTGTGGTAAGAATGATACACCACTAATCTCATCAAAGTGTTTCCATACCCATGCACCTACTTCAACCCAGTCTTCATCTTTAACAGAGATAGTTACTGAAGGTTTATGTTCACACCAGTGACGTTGATAGACCAACCAATTGTCTAATTGTTCAATTGAGTTCTTATCATTTCTAAGAATAGCATTTTTAGGTGCCATCATTGGGAATGAGAACACTGCTGTAGAGTCAGGTCTAAACACTTCATCTTCTACTGCAACACCTTTGTCTTTGAGATAGTGATAGATTGGATCTTTTTTATCCATGCGTATGCGTCGAATATAAAAGTCATTGTGACGAGCATGGATACCACTAGCGGAATCAACCAACTGCGATACAGTCCCTGAAGGCTTAACACAAGTGATAGAAGCAGAACATGGTATACCAAGTTTCTCAGCATACTCTTCATTTGTTTTTCTAGCGACATCTCTTAACCTTTCTAACATCTTAGGATCAGGATTACTTGTAATCTCAGCATCCATAATACCAGTTAAACTAACACCAAGAAGTCTTTCTTCTTCAGTATTCTTTTTCCATTCAGAAGATAAGAATTGGAAGTTAGTTAAAGTTGACTGAATTGTACCGAGTATTGTTGCGAGTCTAACTTTCTTGACAAGTGTAGGCTCGGTATCATTTGCTCGTACAACCACTTCCGTAAGGTTGCAGAATTGTTTATCACGCAAGATAATTTCTGAGCATGGATTGGTTCCGTAACTGAGAGTTGGATCTCGTCTTCCCCACTTATTTGCTTGATTTTGAGCAGCAATACGATTAAAGATTCCACGTTCACCTGACTTGGATTTAACCAAAGATAGCCACTCTTCCATGAAAGTTTCACTATCTGGTCGCTCTGTGTAGGCAACTGAGTTATTTGCGAGTCCTCTGTGTGGATGATCATTATACCATGCTCCCATTTTAGCTTCACGCATACGTCTATCAGTAAGATTAGATAGAGAAATAAGTGCTGATCTTCTTACACCACCTACTACTACAATCTCACCAATCATACACATAATGTCGTGAACTTCGATTGATGTTAATTTACGACCTATAGCTTGTTTAAACGTCTCAACTACAAAGTCAAATAATTTCTTAAGAGGTTCAGGACCACTAGCACGACCTCCAAATACTTTAAGTCTTGTGCCAGCAGGACGAACTTTACTGAAATCAAATGTAGGAATATCACCTTCCCACAATGAAGATAAAAGTTTCTTAAATGCTTTAGCCCAACCTAGCTTACTGTCTTCTACAAATATTACATCATCACAGTATTTTAGCTCAGCAGGTACTTCAGGAAGTTTAGAAATCTCTTGACGTTCACAAGAGAATCCAACTCCTGTACCGTTCATGAGTATATATAAAGCTTCACTAAAAGCACGTTTATTATTAACAGCAAGATAACTACAGTTATAAGCAGCGATATTATCTCTTTCACAGGCTTCTCCAGCAGTCATGAGTAATCTCATAGATGGCATGACTTCTAAGTTTAAAACAGCACTATGTAAATCTTTCCAATCATCATCAGTTAAATCTACTTTAGTACGAAGGTAATCAGTTAATCTTGTTACAGTTTCATCCCATGTCTCACGTCTATTCTTTTCAGGAATGAATCGAGCATATCTGCTCATCGCAATTACTTCTTGGTAAACACTTGGTAAACTACTCATATATATCGTATTCCTCTTCTTCGTTATCAATCTCTTTTGCAAGAGCATCCATGTTGTCTTCTATTTTATCTTGAAACTTTTCTACTATTTCTTCTGAAGTTATGTTAAGTAATTCTAATAACATAGTTTCATCGTACTTCTTTAAGTGCTCACAAATTTCTTCAAATGTTAATTGCATTTTAGTAGTGCTCACCTGTATTACCATTTTGACCTATGACATCTATTCTAGTAACTTGTTGAACTTCACCTGTAGATTTATTAAGTTCGTATTCAGGCAACATGTCTTCTGTTGTTAGCTTCTGTTCCTTGATCCTCTTTCCGAAAATACGATCCCAATTGTCTTGTCCATCCTTGGATAAGGGTTTTGACACGAGCCTTGCTCCCGTGTGTTCGTTCTGACTTGCCATATTCTAACTCCTTTAATAACTCTACATAGTGTATAACTTTATCTAGATCTTCTAGACCATTCTTTTCTCTCCATCTACAGATATATTTTATCACATTACCTTCTATAAATGGAATTTTATTCTTTGTAATAAATTCGATAGGTTGTATCTCAAACTGCTTGTAATGATTACCACTTACTTGCTTATCTAGTGCACTCATTTTACTCCTCCATGTCATCATAAAACCGTTTAAACATATAAAATACTAATACCAATAAAGGTAGTATAATTATTATATGTAAAACGTATCCAATAAATTCTTCCACCATAATATTATACCCTGTTTAAACAACTTTGTCAAACAAATTTTTCTTTATTTAACATTAAAACTTCACATATTTCATCTGCAATTTGTCTAAACTTTTCTTCATGTTGATTATAATCAGTATGTCCATTATAAAACAAATACAAATGAACCATTTCATGAAGTAAAGTCTCATTAAGTAAATGGAAGTTATTGTTATAAGTAGTGATTTGTATTCTCATTGGATAAGGAATAAACATACCTAAATAATCCTCGTCATTAGTCACTTCAAACGTAACTTTTCTAGCTGGAGGCATACGTTTACTACAAAAAGGAGGAAGTGTTATATAGCAATCATATAACTTACGAAGGAATCTTTTATCTAGTATTTGACTCATAATCCAAGGTTAGCCTCCACTAAAAGTTTGCTATCATACTTCTTTACATTAGTAACTTTCTTAATATTCTTTTCATCAGCAATCAAAGGAATGATGTCTACGTTATGGTGTTTATTCTTGAGGTCTTTAAACCAAGAGAGTTCAGTCGGCTCACTCGTAAGTATACCATACCAAACTAAGTTACCTTTACTATCATATTCTCTAATTAACCAGGCTAAGGGCTTCATACATTCACCAACTTTAAATCACCTTTAACTTTAAGATTCTTATTATCTCTGAACCAATTACCACAGCTACGGCATTGATAACGTTGATATTTGCCTGCCGAAGTCATATTATACCCTCTTCGCTGGAAATTCTTAGAAGTACAGGTAGGACAACATAAGTCAGTGCCTTCAACAAGGTTACGGTTAAGATGATTCTTTATCCAAGGTTTAAATCTTTCATACACTTTCTCAAGAAGTATAACATCATTACGATTATATTCTTCCATGATCTTCCAAGCTTTAGGTATACCTGCCATACATTGAACCCATAACTCATGTCCACTGTGTTCTGTTTTCTTACCAAGACCTAGCTGTTGAGCAACATAGTCTAACTTATTAGATACAAATCTAAAGCGACCTTTAGCTACAGTTAATAAGTCAATCTCTTTAAATGGTGCAGGAGGAAACATTCCATGTAAGAGAAACTCTTTGTTGAGTGATGGTATATCGAATCGTTTACCGTTGTAGTGTATGACAGCATCGGCTTCATCAAGAAGCTTATGGATACCTTCTAGCATCTTTTTGTCACCTGACTTCTTCACAGAATCAAAGACCATCTTCTTATCACCGAGCCACTTCGCTGCATAGCACATAACATACGATGACTCTTGAAGTTGATTGATACCAATGTTCTGATCCCAGATACCCCACACATGAGCTACATTAGGAGCCATCTCAATATCTAATAGTAATATCTTACTCATTCTATTCCTCCTTAGAATAAATCCAGTTAGGATTCCACATACCACGATGTAAATCGTTTTTAAATCCGTCTTCTTTTAACATCTTCTCAAACTTCTCTTGCTTATCTTTTGGTAATACTGAAGGGTACTTTACGTTGTTATCAATTACATACTCATAAGCTGAGTAGGTAGCTGATAGTGGTGTGTACATATTATCTATATTTAGGAATTCCATTATGATATTTTACCTCCATTGTTTATGTAGTAATCAAGTTCATCTTGAGCAGATTCTTGATCTTGTAGTTGAATAGTACCACTGTGAATTA